ATGTTGCAGCGCACCTTTCCGAAGAACAGGCAAGAGCTTACCGCTTGGCAGACAACAAGACAAATGAGTTGTCTGAATGGGACGCAGGCCTGTTGGAACTGGAACTGGATGCAGTAGAAGATCTGGATATGTCTGATTATGGTTTTGAAGATGATGATGTAGAACTGGACATTCCAAAAGACAGTAAGGACGACAGCGAAAGTCTTGAAACTCAGGAGTACATGAAATTTGCCGGTCACAATGTACCTATGAGTGATTACGAGGTGGAGCTGTTGGAAAAGAAACTGAATGAATATACCGATGAAGCCGGTACTGCTTATGGCTTCGTGCGGCATATTCTGGAAGAATAATGCGGTTTATTGAAAATTATCCAATAGACCAGATCACACCGGCAGATTACAACCCGCGTAAAATCAAAGAGAATGCTTTTGAGAAGTTGCAGGAAAGCCTTTTGAAGTTTGGCGTATGCAAAGCTGTCATTGCAAACCTTGACGGCACCATCGTTGCAGGGCACCAGAGAACAAAGGCCATGAAAGCGGTTGGCATAAATCACTGCCCGATATTCATTCTGGAAAAGAACGTATCCTTACAGGATGAAATCAAATTCAACTTGATGCACAACAGTGTGGAAACGGAAACGGCAAAGATGTGTATTGACAATGCAGCGGATATTCCGTTTGGATTTACACTGGTGAAAAACGAACATCTGGAAACAGTGCATAAGGGCAAAGGTTCCATTATCAAAGAAATCAGCCGTCTGATCTCAAAATACGGAGATTACGGAAACATTATTGTGGACGAGGACGGCAATGTGATTCACAATGCAGATTATGCGTATTGCTGCAAGCTGCTGGGAAATGATGTTGTGGTTTATAAAATGCACAATGAGCATGTGCGAGAGTTTCTGATGTATCTTGGCATTGATTATGGCGAATACAATTACGAGACCTTGGGAATTAAGCCTTATGTGCAGACGCATTGCCAAATGAGCCGCAACGGATCCAGTATCAAAAGCACGCTCTATGAGAATTTTGTAATTCCAAGCCTCACGAAATCAGATAGGCTTGTGGATTTTGGCGCAGGCAAATGTTTCTACAGCAAGAACCTGCGGCAGAAGGGCTACGACACACATTGGTACGAGCCGTTCTACAAAACGGAAGGAACTGAAAAGCTGAATGTAAGCGAAGTCGTCCACATGATTAAAGCACTTAACCGGGATATAAAGGAAAAGGGGCTTTACAATGTGGTCGTGCTGGATTCAGTAATCAATTCCATAACGAGCAATGATTATGAAGACTGGGTGTTGACATGCTGCAACGCTCTGATGTCCCAAGACGGAACATTCTTCACCGGTACACGAAACCTGCAGGTCGTACAGGACAGAGGAAATCTGGAAACAAGTTCGGATTCTGTAAGATATATTGAATTTCTGGATAAAGATAATTTCAGCGCCACTTTCCGCAAAGGAACATGGACGATGCAGAAATTCCATGATAAAGAATTACTGACACGCACACTGAAAAGATATTTTGAAGATGTGCAGGTTGTTGATAAAGGAGCAACACAGATCTGGGCTGTATGCAGAAAACCGAAAGACCTCGGAAAAGAAAGATACGAGAAAGCGCTCAATATTGAATTCAATCTGGAATATCCCGGAGGATACAGACACAATCAACATGAGCGCTTGGTTGAGACTATTTTAAGTTATCATTGAACCAGTTAGCAAACTGCCAGTTCCGGCAAGTGCTGTAAGATTTATAAATCATCTTCGGGTGATGATTAAAACGAGGGTCGATAGGTAACTCAATGGCATCCTCTATTGTGATGGATATGCCATTGCTTTTGTAAGTGAGTACATTTCCTTCACATGGTCGAAATGCGAGATGAAAGTTTTTCGACCAGTTATACGGATAGGCTACGCCACACAGGTAGTAGACACTGTTCGAGAGGGGGATGTCTGCAGCTTCGGTGATACGGTTGTTGATTCGAGTATCATATTCACCGATAAGACATTTGGCACAATGCTGTGATAGATCGACATCCGTTACAGTTTTCAACCATAGATATTTGAATGTCGATGTGACCGTCATGTTTTTAATACGCATGATACATGGCCTCCTTTCACTGTATATTCTAACATATCCGAGGGGATACATAAAGCAAAATACAGACCGAAAACAAAGGTAGGAAAGTGAGGTGAGAATGTGGGAAATGAGGGCAATCTAAAGCCTGTCCGAACCGAGGAAGAAGCAAGAGAGAAGGGGAGGAGGGGCGGAATCAAATCTGGGGAGTCACGCAGGCGCAAGAGAGACATGAAAAAGGCAGCTCAGCTGCTCATGGGGCTGGATATAAAAAGCCCCAAATTGCAGGAGCAGGTGAAAGGCTATGGGCTGGAAGATGAAGACGTGAATAACCAGATGGCAGTCCTTGTTTCCATGTTCGTGCAGGCCACAAAGGGAAACGTCCGGGCAGCAGAGTTCATTCGGGATACGATGGGTGAGAATCCAGAAACTCTGTACAAGATGGAAGAGCTGAAGCAGCGCAAGCGTGAATTTGAATATCAGAAACAGAAAGACCGGGAACAGGCAGGAGGAACTGAGAATGATGCACTGAAAGCATGGGCGGAAAAGGTCAAATCTATGAGAGAAGGTGGCGACAGTGGATGATAAGTGGCTGACCGACTTCATAGAAGAATCCATACCGCTGTGGCTGAATGATCCAGTGCTGTTCTTCCGGGAAGTTCTTGAATTTGAGCCGGACGACTGGCAGGTGGAAGCGGCTCATAATATTCGGACTCACAACCGGGTGGCAATCAAGTCTGGACAGGGTGTTGGGAAGACAGCATTTGAGGCTGGCATCTTCCTATGGTTTCTGACCTGCTATTACAATGCCAGAGTGGTAGCGACTGCGCCTACTCAGCAGCAGCTTCACGACGTTCTGTGGAGCGAGGTTGCAAAGTGGATGAATAATTCTCCACTACTTCCGGCATTGCTGAAATGGACAAAGACCTATGTGTATGTCAAAGGCTATGAGAAACGCTGGTTCGCTGTAGCGAGGACAGCAAACAAGCCAGAGAATATGCAGGGCTTCCATGAGGATAACATGCTGTTCATCGTGGACGAGGCTTCCGGTGTTGCAGATCCAATTATGGAAGCCATAATGGGTACACTGTCCGGTGACAATAATAAGCTGCTGATGTGCGGCAACCCAACAAAAACAACAGGCACGTTCTATGATGCTTTTACCGTAGACCGTGCCATTTTTGCGTTACAGACCGTATCCTCCCGAGACAGCAAGCGAACCAACAAAGACAACATTGCTTCACTTGACCGGAAGTATGGCAAGGATAGTAATGTGGTTCGAGTCCGAGTGGACGGTAAATTTCCAGAGCAGGAAGATGATGTATTCATTCCGGCTTCATGGATTGAGGACTCCATTTCTACTGAGATGGAAAAGGAAACGGCACTTGCTTTTGGAGTATATGTTTCTGAAAGCGGCGAGAAAATCCGAGATGTGCGCGGCGTGCTGACGATAGATATTGGGTGCGACGTTGCCCGATTCGGAGATGATAGAACCTGTATCACATTCAAGGTCAATGAGGTGGTACAGATCTACAAGAAGTACAACGGCAAAAATACTGTCTGGACAACCGGAACCATCTGCCAGCTTTACAACGAGTTGAAAAAGATATTCTGCTTTTCAGGAGTTATCCCTGTAAAGGTAGACGATGGCGGAGTTGGCGGAGGTGTTACGGATCAGCTCAAAGCTGCGAAGAAAGCAAACCCGGAAGTATATGGGGATATGGACGTTGTGCCTGTGAATTTCGGGCAAAGGATCAAGCATAAAAGATTCTACGACAGCACCACATATATGATGGGAGTTGTCCGGGATATGATACAGCCGTTTGACGAAGAGGGAAAGCCCCGGAAGTCGCAGCTGATTCTTCCAAATGACAACGATATGGTGGGACAGCTATCCTGCCGTAAATATGATTTCGTGGAAACCCGGCAAAAGGTGGAATCGAAAGCGGAAATGAAAAAGAGGGGATTAAGCTCCCCGGACGAAGCTGACAGCGTACTGCTTGCAGTATTGCCGGTCAAATCAAAGAAGAGAGGTGAGAAGAAATGAGTGATTCAGCAAAAACAGCAAAGCCACGTCCAGTCCATGCGAGAGTTATCAAGGAAATGCAGCCAGTACAGAAGCCGGTGCAGAAAGCAGAGACTTCCACACAGATTGAAATTCAGGAAGCTTTTAATGGCAGCGAGTGGATTCAGCAGCCTATGGATCTGCATGTGCTGGAACGTTATGTGTCTGAAAGCTCTATCCTGCCTCAGTGTATTCATTCATACCGCAATAATATTCCGGGATTTGGTATTGGAGTCCGCTACATTGAAGATGTTGAGGAAACACCGGATATGGTAGATGAGTTCAACAAAGCGGAAGAAATCATAGAGCTGCTTACCATTGAGCAGGACACAAAGGAAATCTTCGAGGACATTATCGAAGCGCGGGAAACCTACGGCATAGCGTATGTTGAAGTTATCCGCAATCTTGCAAATGAAGTGGTACAGATAGAGTTTATCCGTAACACTCCAAGCATAATGAAGACCGAACCACTGGAACCATATGTGCCATTTACCTATTACCATCATGGAACCAGCCTTGTAAGACAGCGGAAGTTCCGTAAATACCGACAGGACATTGGCGGGAAAACGGTGTATTACAAAGAATTTGGAGATCCAAGAATCATGGAC